GGGCAAATTTTCATTAGCTCAATAGGTACTAGGTATCATCAAGTAAAACTTTTTAAACGTATTGTTGGTGTCGATACACAGATTTCTAAAGGTGATAATGGTTCTGCTAACACTAGAATAGAAGCGTGGGTAGTTTGTGGAACTGGTGCTACAACTAGCGCAGAATATCAACAGCATCCTGTTTTCGGTGAATTTCTTGATGCCCCAAATACAACCTCACCAATTACATATAAAGTTGAAGTAGGTAGTAACATAGCGACAGGATACACTTTTGCTGTAAATTCTGCGGCTTACCAAAACGGTAATTATGACGCAAATTGGAATACGTCACCTATTTCTGTTCTTACAGTAATGGAAATTGCTGGCTGATGAAGATGTCACAGGAAGTTTCACCAGAACTCCGTGTAGCCTTAGAACTTGAAGCACACGAAAAAGAATGTGCAATTCGCTATGCCTCTGTAGAAGACAAACTGTCAGGCTTAGATAAACGCTTGTGGCGTTTGGAAGCAATGATTATGGGGTCAACGGTAGTCATCGTTGGCCTTGCTGCCTCTTTACTTATGAAAGTATAACTCCCCCTAAAATCTATATGAATGGAGGTCATCACAATGATTGACCCAGTATCCGCTTTTGCGGCTGTTTCTGCTGGTCACGCTGCAATTATGAAGGCCGTCCAAATTGGCAAAGATTTAAGCAGCCTTAGTTCGTCAATCTCAAAATATGCCCAAGGAGAAGCAGAGCTTCAGTTTGGTGCATCCAAAAAGAAAAACTCAAGGTTTTCCCTTGCCGAAAAGCATTTCAAGAAAGAAAAGCTAGACGATATGCGTAAAGAGCTTCGCAGTGTTTTCCAGCTTTATGGCAAACCAGGACAGTGGGAAAGATTACAAGCTGAAATAGCATCTGAACGAGCAAGAATACAAGCGGAGCTTAGGCTTCGCGCCCACCAACGAGAACAATTAATCACATGGTGTGCCGTTATGGGCATCCTAACTATCGGAGTTGGGGGGCTTGCTTGGTATGTGATGTGGTTAAAAGGAATGTCTTAAAGTGTTTAAAGTAATTGTATTAGCCTGCTCCGTTTTTAATCCAACCGAATGCTACGAATATTCTAACACTCGTGGGGCTTATCCCTCTTATGAGCTATGCGCTGCACGAGCCGAAGAAATGCGACAAGCAATTCTGGAAATAAACGAAGGGCGAGAGAAACCTCAAGCGTTTCGTTGCGTAAAATTAAAAGGACAAAAGCTATGATTTGGTCTGCACTAATATCACCCATAGCCAACATTGCTGGCGCATGGATGGAAGGTAAAGTGGCATCCACTAAAGCAAAAGCAGAAGCCAACGTAGCCGAAGCCAAAAGTAGAGCAACCATTGCTGAGAAAAAAGCAACAGGTGACATCGACTGGGAACAGGCCGCTATAGAAAATACAGCGTCATCGTGGAAAGACGAGTTTGCTTTAGTAGCCCTAATGGCTCCAGCGATTGGGGTCTACTTCGTGCCTGAGAAAGTTCAAGAAGGTTTTGAAATCTTAGCCACACTTCCCGATTGGTATCAGTACCTTTTATTTATTGCGATTAGTAGTTCTTTCGGCATCAAAGGCGTTGGACAAGCAGCCAAGATGTTACGGAAGGGCAAGTAAAATAATTATGTGGGACATGCACAACCATACAACCCCAGAACAAGCAGAGAGAAATCGAATGAGCTTATATGCAAATATGAATAAACGAAAAGCAGCAGGGAATAGCAGACCAAAATCAAAGTCAACAGTTTCAGATGCTGCCTATGCAAACATGAAAGCTGGATTTCCAAAGAGTAAGACGGACAAGTACAAAAAGAAGAAGGCATGAACCAGCTAATTGACCAACTCATTAGACATGAATCTATGGAGCTTAAGCCATATAGATGTACTTCAAACAAGCTAACTATCGGAATAGGACGCAATCTGGAGGACGTAGGTATCAGCGAAGAAGAAGCGAAAAGCCTACTAATGAACGACTTGAAGCGAGTGGACGCACAGCTAGAAAAGATGATGCCGTGGTCACAAGAGCTAGACACGGTGAGATACGAAGGATTAATGAACTTCGTCTTCAACGTAGGGATAGGGACAGCCTTAAAGTTCGTCAACGCAATGGCAGCGATAAAGGAAAAAGACTTCGATACTGGAGCGACAGAGCTACTTAACAGCCGTTGGGCTGAGCAGGTAGGCCAACGTGCCATCGAAGTCGCTGAGCAAATTCGTACAGGAGAGTACCAATGAACAAAATACCAACTGCTCCTAAAAAAACAGATAAGTACAAAAAACAAGTATCTAGTGCGCCAGTGTTTTCTAGTAGAGAAGCGGCTCTAAAACACCGAAAAGAAAAAGGTGGGACAGTAGCAGTAGATATGGGCAGTTACCATTTATACATATTTCCAAATGGAAGCACTTCGTCTATCGGAAAACCAAAATGAGCAGAGAAATCTTAGACTCCCTGCATGATGCAGTAAGCCAAGAGTTACTTGCTCGTGTTCGTACTGGCGAAGCTACAGCCTCAGAGCTATCCGTAGCTGTTAAGTTCCTTAAAGATAACGGAGCCAGCCTAGACGTTATAACTGCTGAGTCTCCTTTAGGTAGCCTCCTAGAAAGCCTGCCGTTTGATTCAGTGACTAACTAATAATGAAAAGTCCCTGCGTAGGTATCTGTAAACTTGATAAGCAGGATAAGTACTGCGTTGGGTGTGGCAGAACAATGGAACAAATCCGTAATCATTATCTAAAGGACGCAGCAAACTATGGCTCCAAGAAACCATAAGCAATGGCGTACAAAGCCTAACGTAGAATATGTTAGCTCCCTCATCTACTCAGACCAAGACCTGTATGAACAAGAGATAGAAAAGATATTCTCTAAGGTCTGGGTTCCCTGCTTTCACAAAAGTGAGCTACCAGAGGCTGGAAACTTTAGAACTGGTCAGATAGCAGGTCAGAACATCCTTGCATATAACACTGGCAAGGAAATAGTTGCCTATCGTAACTACGATGTAAATGAACCTAGTGGTACGTTTGCGGCTCCTATCGTCACTTCAGAACCAAAGCTACATTGTGAAGTAAAGCATGGTGGCATGGTCTGGGTTACCTTAGACCCTACTCCTACCCAGAGTGTAGAAGAGTGGACAGGTGGTGCTTTTGATTGCATTGCTGGTGCTATTGATACCGAAGAGCTAGAGGTATTCCACTATCACAAGGCCATAATAGATACAAACTACAAGCTGTGGCACGATACCAATAGTGAGTTCTATCACGATTTTATGCATTACTTTAATCGTGTGTCAGGATTTAACGATGAGTACTTTGCCAGAAAGAACATTCCTTTCGATAACGGTCACGTTAACGTCAGTAGCTTCACGGTTAACTATGAAGAGTACGATGGGTTTGAAGATAGAGGCGAACTCTCCTTCCCTACCCTGCCCCCAAACCAATGGTACATGGTAGACTTATTCCCAGGATATAACTTTAATCTACGAGGCTCCGCTTACCGTAGCGATAGCGTCACTCCTCTAGCACCTAACAAGGTTCTCATAGAGTTCAGAGGCTATGGCCTCAAGAGTGACAGTGAGAAAGATAGAGCTACTCGTATTAAACACCATAACTCCATCTGGGGTGGCTTCGGACGTAACCTACACGAAGACCTAATTGGTGTAGCAGGACAAGGCACAACCATGCGTCCAGCTACTGAAGAGCGTTATATCCTCCACGGCAGACACGAGAATGGAACAATCCACGATGAGGTTGGCATGAGACATTATTATAACGAATGGTCTAAATGGATAGGCGTTGATGCCAGCAATCCAAAGGCTCTAGCTGCTTGAACGTACCAGTTCAACTGCAGGACTTCAGAAACTTCCTCTTCTTGGTGTGGAAACACCTTGGCCTCCCAGAGCCTACCCCGATACAGTACGACATTGCAGATTACCTGCAGAGTAGTCCTAAACGAGCCATTATTGAGGCTTTTCGTGGGGTAGGTAAAAGCTATATCACGGCAGCTTATGTCGTACACCAGCTTCTGTTAGACCCAGAGCTAAAGTTTCTTGTCGTATCTGCATCGAAGTCTCGTGCTGATGACTTCTCCACCTTTACCCAACGGATTATCCTAGAGCTACCCATATGTCAGCACCTAGTAGCCAAGGATACCCAACGATGGTCAAAGATAGCCTTTGACGTAGCCCCTGCCAAAGCAGCAGGTAGCCCCTCAGTCAAGTCTGTAGGCGTGACAGGCCAGCTTACTGGCTCTCGTGCCGACATAATCATTGCTGATGACGTAGAAGTACACAACAACTC